GGCATACGCTGCAGAATTTGACGGTGCTCCTGGAACTTCTACGTTCGCTGCTGGAGTTTCTGCAACCAACGATGAAATGCATATTATTGTTATTGACGAAGACGGTATATTTACTGGAACTGAAGGTTCAGTTCTTGAAAAATTTGCTTTCGTTTCAAAAGCATCAAATGCAAAACGTTCTGATGGAACAAATAACTATTACAAAGACGTAATCAATAATCGTTCAGAGTATATTTACTGGATGGATCATCCATCTTCTGTTGATAATACTAAATCTGGTGGTGCTGTTGCTGGTTCTGGTAAAACTATCGGAACTATCGGTTCTACTGCTGCTCAAAATATTGACTTTGCAGACTTAACTAGTAGTGAAATCACATGGTCACTTTCTGGTGGTACTGATGATTATGCACTAACTGATGGCGAAAAAACTGCTGCTTTCGATTTGTTTAACGATGCTGAGCAGTATGACGTTAGTCTAATTATTGCTGGTAAAGCAACTACTACTGTAGCGACTCACTTGATTCAGAATATTGCTGAAGTACGTCTTGACTGTGTAGTGTTTGTTTCTCCAGAAGATACTTCTACTGCTGATCCAATTATTGGTAATACTTCTACTCAGATTACTGCTATCAATACGTATCGTAATGCTCTTCCATCTAGCTCTTACGCTGTGATGGATACTGGAGCGAAATATCAATACGATCGTTATAACGACAAGTATCGTTACATTCCATTGAATGCTGATATTGCAGGACTATCTGCTCGTACAGACTTTACTAATGACGCATGGTTCTCACCTGCTGGTATGTCTCGTGGACAGATTAAGAGTGTTGTAAGACTTGCTGTTAATCCTAATAAAACACAACGTGATACACTCTACAAAAATGGTGTTAACCCTGTGGTTTCATTCCCAGGAGAGGGAACTGTCCTCTTTGGTGATAAAACCTTGTTGGCTAAACCAAGTGCGTTTGATCGAATCAATGTTCGTAGATTGTTTATCGTTCTTGAAAAAGCAGTTGCAACTGCTTCTAAGTTCCAGTTGTTCGAGTTTAACGACTCGTTTACTCGTGCTCAGTTTAAGAACTTGGTAGAACCATTCCTACGTGATGTTCAAGGTCGTCGTGGTATTACAGACTTTGTAGTCAAGTGTGATGAATCGAATAATACAGGTGAAGTAATTGACCGTAACGAGTTTGTTGCTGATATCTTCATTAAACCATCTCGTTCTATCAACTTTATTACTCTGAACTTTGTGGCTGCTCGCTCTGGAATTAACTTCAGCGAAATCGGTGCATAATTAGGTAATAAATAAGAAAGAACTAAAGGAGATAAGAAATGGCAAATATTGCTGACTTTAAGGCACAAATGCTTGGTGGCGGTGCTCGTCCCAATCAGTTTCGTGTCGGGCTAACGTTTCCCAACTACGTAACGTTGGGTGCAATTGCTGGTACTCGTGGTCAATTTTTGTGTAAGGCAGCACAGTTGCCTGCTTCTACAATTGAGAACATTCCAGTTCTTTATCGTGGACGACCTGTTAACTTTGCTGGCGAACGTACTTTCCAACCATGGACTGTTACAGTTTATAACGATACTTCATTCGGTATTCGTAACGCACTTGAACAGTGGCAATCTGGTATTCAAAACTATGATGCTACTGAAGGACGTACGAATCCTACTGACTATCAAGTAGACTTGACTGTTGAGCAACTAGACAGAAATGGTGCAACCATCAAGACTTATAAGTTCTATGATGCTATGCCAACTAATATTTCTGCCATTGCTCTTGATTACGAACAGCAAAATGCAATTGAACAGTTTGATGTAGAATTTACATACAACTACTTCACATCTGATACTGGTGCGCAAAGCGGATTTGGAATCAACGTTTCGATTGATACTCCAATCGGTACTTTCCCACTTTAATCAGATAAATTAAGAGGTTTATATCATGCAGCTGTTTGGCTTTGAGATAAAAAGAAAAGAAGAGAAGGACGCACCATTTAGTGTGGTGTCTCCCTCTCAACCTGATGGCAGTACTGTAATTACCACTGGCGTAAATGCTGGTGGGTATTACGGTATGGTCATGGACTTAGAAGGTATTGTCAAAAATGAGAATGATCTTCTAAGACGCTATCGTGAGGTAGCACAATATTCAGATTGTGATGCTGCTATTGAGGACATCGTTAATGAAGCGATTGTTGCTCATGAATTAAATAGCAGTGTCAAAATCATTTTGGACGATGTAAAAACGTCTGAAAATATTAAAAAGAAAATGTCGCAAGAGTTTGAAAACGTCTTGCGAATTTTGCGTTTCGAAGATAGAGGACATGAACTATTCCGTAGTTGGTATATCGATGGTCGCCTATATTTTCAGATCTTGATCGATCAGAACAATTTGAAAGATGGCATCGTTGAACTTCGTTATATCGATCCAAGGAAGATTCGAAAGATCAAGAACGTTAAGAAACGTAAAAATGAAAAGGGTATGGATGTCGTTGAACGAGTAGAAGAATACTACTTGTATAACGATAAAGGAATTAGCGAACAAACATCTCAAGGTGTTAAAATGTCGCTTGATTCTGTTATTTACTGCCCTTCTGGTTTCGCTGATGCGAATACTGGTATGATGCTCTCTTATCTCCATAAGGCGATCAAACCAGTAAACCAATTGAAAATGATCGAAGATGCTTTGGTCATTTATCGTATTAGTCGTGCACCAGAACGTCGTATTTTCTATGTTGACGTAGGTAATCTACCGAAGTTAAAGGCAGAACAATACGTCAATGATATCATGAACAAGTTTCGTAATAAGATTGTTTATGATGCTACGACAGGGGAAACTCGGGACGACAGACGTCATCTTTCTATGATGGAAGATTTCTGGATGCCTCGTCGTGAGGGTGGTAAAGGAACTGAAATTACCACACTTCCTGGAGGACAAAACTTGGGTGCTATTGAAGACATCCAGTATTTCCAACAGAAGTTGTTCCAAGCATTGAACGTTCCATTGAGCAGACTATAACAGTCTTAAGGATTTTCGATTGGACGTTCTACTGAAATTACTCGTGACGAGGTCAAATTTAATAAGTTTGTTGTTCGTCTACGTAAGAAATTTGCAGTACTGTTCAAGGAGGCATTACGTGTTCAGCTAATCGCTAAGAACATTATCTCTCCTGAAGAATGGGATGAAGTTGAGCAAATGCTAAGATTTGATTTTCTTGAAGATAATCATTTTAGCGAATTGAAGGATAATGAGATTCTTGCTCAGCGCATTCAAATGCTACAGTCAATGGAAGCGTACATCGGTACTTACTATTCCAAAGATTGGGTTCGTAAGAATGTGTTGAACCAGTCTGACGATGAGATTAAAGAAATCGATCGTGACATTAATGGTGAGGAAGAAGAACATTATACTGCTGCTGCACGTAAGGGAACTATCGCTGGCGTGACACAAACAGCACAACAAAGTTACCTCCAACAGTATGCTCCGCAGGAGACTGAAGAGGCACCAACTAAACAGGATGAGGAATAATTATGAGTGATACTACAAAAGATCTAGTGGACGCTATTGTAAAAGGCGACGCTATGGGTACTGAAACTAATTTCGCTGCTGCAATTGCAGACAAGATTACAGATAAACTAGACGTTATGCGTCAGGACGTAGCTAAAAATATGTTTGCTACACCTGAACCAGAGGTTGCTTTGGAAGATACTGAAGAAACAGTTGAACCTGAAGTAGAAGTAGAAACTGCTGAAGAGCCACAACCAGAAGTTGCTGACTCTGAAGGTGGAGAAATCAATTAATGTTTTTTAGTCAGTTTTCAAAATCAGTTTACGGTGGGGAGTCCAAATCAGTTTATGGACACCGTATCACTGTATCTGAAGACGCTATCTATATTGACGGCAACAAAACTGACTTTACAAGTTTGG